ACTTGCGCTAAGATAGCACAGGTGCCACACTGGCAAAACATATTGGAGACAGAATGATGGAAAATAACACGAAACAATTGGGCGCACGTATCCGCACCGAGGTGCTGGACTCACTGAGGGCGCTGTCCAAAAAGAAGCGCATCAGCATGGCCGTGCTGACCGAGCAGGCGATCATCGGGTTGCTCGAGGACAACGGCGTCGAGGTCAGCATCTAATGGCTACGAATGGCCGCAATAAGGGCGCGACGTTTGAGCGCGACATTGCCAAGATGCTAGACGACGAACTGGGCATCTCGTTTAAGCGCGATTTGGAGCAATATCGCGAGGGCGGCCACGGCGACTTGATTCCGTCCGATCCTGCTTTTCCGTTTACATTGGAGTTAAAGCGGTACGCTGACGGCCCCATCGGCGGCCAGAAGGCTTGGTGGCAGCAAACGTGCGTCGCAGCAAGGCGCGAAGGCAAATACCCTGCGCTGATTTACCGATACGACCGCAAGCCGATCCGCTGCGTCGTTCCAATGGACCCAAACCACTGGCAAGAGGACGGACATGTGATTGAAATGGATTTCGAGGCGTTCTGCTATTTAGTAAGGGAGACAATGTGATGAAAGACTATAGGGCAAGCCAACGCAGTGTTGAGGTTGGATATAAGACAAGATGGGACGAAATTGCAGACCTAGCAAAGAAGCTGGCAAAAACAGAAGACCTGTCGATTTGGACCGGCGGAGAGGAATTTGACAGCGTTGAAGAGTATGCCGCATATGCGTACTATTTGGGTATTATGGACGCCATGCGCGACATGTCGGTTTGGGTTAAGTTGGAGGGCGGCAAGATCACGCCAAATGTGTTTTTCTCAATGCCAGACTTCTGCATCAATGCCAACCCAGAGTGCGTACACTGGGAAGGCCCATTTGGGGATCATTTGAAGCCAGTCAATGTTGACGAGGACGAGGGCGAGGACACATTTACGATCACGTTGGAGTATGAATAATGTCTATTAACTACACGATGAGCAACGAGGAATACCACTTGTCGGACTCCCTGTCCGCGTCCGGTGCCAAGACAATTGCGCAGAAGTCGCTGGCCGATTTCAAGTATGGCGAGCGCAAGCACAGCAACGCATTTGACGTCGGCACTGCAGCCCACACGCTCACATTTGAACCGCACCTGTCTGGTGCGGTGTGGTGTGGCGCAGAACACCGGCGCGGCAAGGTGTGGACCGACCACAAGGCCGAAGCCGAAGAGGCTGGCGCGTTGCTACTCACTGAGGGCGACTACAAAATCGCCGTGGCGATGGCCAACGCGGTGCGATCCAACAAGGCCGCAGCGTCGCTGCTGTCGGGTGACTTGGTTTGCGAGGCGTCAATATTTGCCCGCGACGACATCCACGACGTTGACCTGCGGTGCCGGCCAGACGGGTGGCGCAGAGACATCGGCGCGCTGATAGATTTGAAGACAACAATTGCGCCTGATCCGGCGGGCTTCGGGAAGCAGTGCGCGCAGTTTGGCTACCATATTCAGGACGCATTCTATCGCCGCGTCATGGCGTTGGAGGGTTTAGAGATTGACCGCTTCATATTCATCACGGTAGGCAAGGAGGCACCGCACCACGTCGGTTGCTACGAATTAGACTGGTCATCGCTCGCAGAGGGCGACGCCGCAACAGAATACGCGCTGGGCAAATACGCCGAAGCGCGTAAAACGGGCGTCTGGGATTACGGCTTCGGCGAATTGCAGACGATCCAAATACCAAGCTGGTCATTCCAGCATTCGCAGCCGTAACTGGCTAACATTAGGCACACAACGTCAAGGAGACACACATGCCAATTTCATTCGGTGAGACATCAGACAGCTCGGGCGCATACGTTCGGGTCAACCTCCCACAGAACCGCTGGACCCTAAACGCCGGCGCAGACCCGCAGACTATCGACATGGTCAAGGGCATCGCCATCGACATCAAGAACGTAAAATTCGGGTGGCTCAAAATCGCCGTGGGTATGCGCGACTGGCAGGAGTGGCCCGCGCCGTCACAGCCAACGGCAAAGCCGCAGGAACTCGACGCCGAAGGAAAACTTGCATACAAGCAGGGTTTCGACGTGGATTGCTGGATGGCTGACGGCACGCCAGCGCAATTCAGTAACAACAGCTACGGCACTGGGCAATTCATCGCCAAGCTGTACAATTCCGCAGAAAATGCGCCGGAGTTTAATCAGGGTCTGATTCCAGTGGTCAGCGTAACGTCATCGACGCCGGTGGTAGTCGGCAAGGGTACTTCGTACGATTTGGGATTCTCGATCAAAAAATTTATCAAGCCGGTCGAGGGTGACGCCCCAGCAGCTACAGCTCCGGCAGCCGCACAGTCAGACGACGCGTTCGGCTTCTAAGCACACGCCGCGCCCATCAACTTGGGCGCGGCATCATCGGGGAAAGGGAAGCAGATGAGCCAGCAGTATTACAAAAAAGTTTGCGACAGCGTAGTCGCGGAAATAGGAATGGCCGGAAAAGGCCAGCGGAACGAGGCGCTAAACAAGGCCGCGTTCACGCTCGGACGCCACGCGCATATGGGCGGCGGAGACATCGACAGCACAATCGTTGACCTGCACACAGCAGCAAAGTCGATTGGCCTCAAGGATCACGAAATCAAATCCACGATCGGCTCCGGCTTTAAGCGCGGCAGCGACAATCCAAAGGAACTCGAGGGCGGCGAGTGCGAGCCATTTGCGCCGTCCGAGATGGACCGCCTGATCGGCCGACTGGCAGCGAAAAATCTGTTGGTGCGCGACGACGAGACGCGCAAGGAAAAGATCGCGCGGGCCGTCGATACTTGGGAGCGCAGCGTACCGATCAACCGCGACAACAAGGACGCCGTGCGGCCTGCGCTGCTATACCTCAACAGTCGGGGCCTGCGCGCTGCGACTGCCGCCACCATCGCCAGATACAGTCCCAGCCTTTACGGCGGGCCGGCGATCATATTCCCCGCCGTTGACGACGCCGGAGACGTCTGTGGCGTGCAGGCGGTGCTACTCACAGAGGACGGCGCCAAGCGCGAACACAACAGCATCAACAAGTATTCTCGGGGTGCGCTGGTCGGTAACGTCATGCGGATCGCAAGCGAAGACGCGGCCGCGCCGATCATCATGGTCGAGGGGCCGGAGGATGCGCTGTCTGTCCATCAGGCGTCGCAGGGCGCTGCCACAGTCGTCTGCACGTTCGGCAAGTCTGGCCTGTCCACGTACAACGTGCCGCGCGCCAGTGACGTAACGATCTGCGCTGACCCAGATTTGGATGTCGAGGCCGTGTCTGACGTGCTGCGCGGCGACGGCTCAACTGACGTCCACGTCGTGAGATTTGACATGCTGGGCATCGACGGCGTTAAGGACGCCAACGACTACCTTCAGGAAGTCGGGGAGGATAAGCTGCGCGAGGCGCTGGCACAGGCAAAGCCGGTCGCGCTGGTGGCGTTGGAGCGTATCGAGGGCGCGCGCCAGTGGCCGACTGCGTTTGATCCAATGGACGCAGAGAACATCCCGCCGCGCCGGTGGGTTTATGGGCAGCACTACATTCGCGGCCACGTCTCGGTTCTGGCGTCTGCGGGTGGCGTCGGCAAGACGTCCCTGCAAATCGTTGAGGCGCTGGCTATCGCAACCGGCCGGCCGCTACTGGGCGAGGTGGTACATGAGCGCTGCAATGTCTGGATCATCAACTTGGAAGACCCGCTCGAGGAAATGCACCGGCGATTTGCTGCGGCGATGCTGCACTACAAGATCGCCCCCGAGGAGGTGCGTGGCCGGTTATTCTTGGACGCGGGCCGAGACATCAAGATGATTTTCGCGCGGCAGGACCGAGACGGGATCAGCGTTGACGAGGAGATGACTGGCTACATGACAACAAAAATCAACGAGCTGGATATTGGCATCGCCATGATTGACCCGTGGGTCGGCGCCAACAGTATTCAGGAAAATGACAACACCGCAATGAACGCGGCAGTGGGCGCCGTCAGGGGCGTGTGTGACGCGACCGACTGCGCAATGGGCCTCGTCCACCACATCCGCAAGGGTAACGGCGACGACGCCACGGCGGACTCGATCCGTGGCGCTGGCTCACTCCTGTCGGCGGCCAGAGCTGCGCGGGTGATCAACAAGATTTCACAGGAGGACGCGCAGAAGATGGGCGTGCCGGAGCATGAGAGCTTGTCTATATTCAGGGTGGACGACGGCAAGTCAAACCTCGCCCCGCCCGCCGCGAAGGCCGTGTACCGGCGCATGGTCGGCATACAAATCCCAAACCAAGAATACGTCGGAGTTGCCGAGGTGTTTAAAATGCCTGACCTGTTTGATGGGGTCACGGCGAAGCACGCGATGATGGTGCAGCGCGCAGTTGGACGCGCCGAGGAGGGCGACGACCCATATCGCGAAAACGCACGCAGCAAGCGCTGGGTCGGGCTGGCGGTGGCAAGCACACTCGAGCTGGACTTGGACAAGAAGCCCGAGCGAGCCAGAGCAAAGGCGATCGCAGACAAGTGGATACAAACCAACGTGCTGAAGATCGAGCAATTCAGGGACACGCGCGCCGGCAGGGACGTGCCGATCGTGTCGGTGGGTGAGTGGATAACGGGCGACGAGGCGGGCCTGTGAGGCCGCTATACGAGAGCCAGCAGGACAGGGACAACGAGCAAGCCATCGCGCGTGCCATCGAACGGGAGTTTAAGTGCCAGCTCAGCAAGATGCCGATCAAGCTGTCGCTCGACTTCATGGCAACCCGCGACGGTAGCGCCGTAGCATTCATCGAGGCGCGGCAACGCAAGACGCCCATGCTGCAGTACCCGACATATATGATCTCGCTGTATAAGGTGCTGATGGCCAGCACACTGACGCAGGCGACGGGGCTGCCGTGCTTCCTCGCCGTGCAGTGGTCGGACATGGCGGGCATATGTCCACTGCCGTCCAGTGACATGGATATCCGCACCGGCGGGACAATGCGGCGCGGCGATCCGCAGGACATCGAGCCAATGGCATACTTCGACGTGGCACAGTTTCGGGTGCTGTCGTGATAACACAACGCAATCCACAGTGTAAAAACGCGACTGTGGATTGCGTGCGAGACCGTGGATATTGTGGCCCGTTTACCTTCCACCACACCCACACCCTATATAGGGGTGGTGTGGAGGTGGTGGACGTGGGGGTGGTTTCTGACTGTGGAAGAATTTACTGTGGTGGCGTGGCTGAGTGGTTGCGTCTGGCACATTGGTAATTAGGGGAGATTTAACGTGGTAGTGAAAAAGAAGGCGACCAAGTCAGCGGCAGCCAAGAAGGCGATGGCAGATCGTGGCACGTTTCAGATTGGGTCACTGGGTTCGGCGATACCTGCCGCCGTGATAGGTCAGCTCGAGCCGCTGGACAGGGTGGCAAGGGCCAAGACTATGCGGTGGGGTGACACGTTGCCGTCGCTGGTCTCGACGGAACTGGCTGGCAGGTTCCGTGGCGCGTATGAGGCGCTGGGCGAGGCTGTGGTGGCCGAGGACGTCGTCAAGGTCAACAAGGTGGCGACTGCGCTGATGCGTGCGTGGACGGTGCTGGAGGACGAGGCGATGGCGTCTGGGCATGACCCGCTGCCCGAGAACAGCTACTGCGTGGACCTCGGCGGTGGTAAGGTGACGTGCATCGCGTTGAGCGGTGTGGCACAAATACGCAAGAAAAACCCGACGTGGGTGGTATACTCGTTTGAAGACGCAGCCCGCGTCATATCGGCGTCGTTCACTGAGGCGTTTCTGACGGACGCGTTCGCTGCGTTCCCCGAGGCAAAGGTGACCCGCGTGACGGGGCAAAACATTGACAAAGATTTGGAGGATGAAATCCCGTGGTAACTAGAGATGATATTTTACGGACGGCCGGAGAGCTGATCTCAGGCGAGCGACAGCAGGTCTACGGTGACGCACAGGAAAGCCACCAGCGCATCGCTGACATGTGGACTGCGTACCTTGGCACACCCGTCAGCGCAGTTGACGTCGCAGCCATGATGATCTTGCTCAAGGTCTCACGTTCGGCGGGGCCGAAGAAGAAGCTCGACAACTGGCACGACATTTGCGGTTACGGCGCACTGGCCGGAGAGATGGAGGGGGACTGACGTGGGGCAGCTTGGAAAGGTAAAGCTGGCAGTCCTTGTGGACGCCGGCGAGGAAACAATCCTCGGCATGATCGCGGCAGGCAAGAAGCCGACGGACGTGATCAAGCAGTACGACGTGGGCTGGCACATATTCCACAAGTGGATCGCGGCAGAAGAGGGGCGCGACGTGCGGTACATGCACGCACGGGAGATGGCGGGCCACAACTACGCGTCGAAGGCCGAGGAAGTGGCGGAGCAAATCCACCTGCAGGAGGCCAGCGTCAACTCTGCGCGCCTCGCAGTGGACACGTACAAGTGGCTGGCTGCGAAGGCGAACGACCAGTACGACACCAAGCAAGCCAGCGTCGCAGTCAACGTTAGCGTGACGGACCTGCACGCACAGGCGGCACAACTGCTGGCGTCAGTGGGTGCGGACGTCATCGATGCGGAGGTGGTTGACGTGGACAGCGACGGTGGCGGTGATGGCGAGTGAGCGGCGAATTTGCACATCGGCCGGCGCTGCGCACATGCCTGCGCGCGTGCATTTCGGCGGTCGATATGTCAACGCTGCAGCGCAGCAATATGGGGTCTTGCTCATGCATATGCGACACGAAAAGCTAACACACTGTAATCATTACACATTATGCAGGGTATTATGTAACATAATGGGCATTATGCGCCTTTTTCTCCCTATGCGTGCATTTTTGGTCGGAGACCCCCCCCTTCCTCCAAATCCCGCCGGTGCAAATACGAACGTCCCCCGCACGCATCCACTTGAAAAAATTTCAGCGAAACCACGAAACGGAGTGATAACAGAATGACAGTCCCAGCGAAGTCCGACAATCCATTCGTGAAATTGATGCGGCGCTACCGCGACGATCCGGTTGCATTTGCTCGCGAGGTCATCGGGATTGAGCCTGACGAGTGGCAGATTGAGCTTCTCGACGCGATCGCGGCCCCAAAGGAGCGGCGTATTTCTGTGCGTTCTGGCCACGGTGTCGGCAAGTCCACTGGCGTGGCTATGGCTGCCATTTGGCACGTTTTGATGCGATACCCGAGCAAGACGGTGGTCACGGCGCCGACGTCTGCGCAATTGTTTGACGCGTGTTTCGCGGAGATGAAGAGCGTAGCCAAGCGGCTCAAGCCGCCGTTCAACAATTTGCTGGAGATCAAGTCTGACCGGATTGAGTTGAAGAGTGCGCCCGAGAGTACGTTTATTTCGTGCCGCACGTCGCGCAGCGAGCAGCCGGAGGCTCTGGCTGGTGTCCACAGCGAGAATGTGTTGCTGATTGCGGATGAGGCCAGCGGGATACCGGAGGCGGTGTTCGAGGCTGCGTCTGGGTCGATGTCTGGTGCGAGCGCCACGACGGTTTTGACCGGCAACCCGACGCGTAACACGGGGTTCTTTTATGACAC